TTGGTGACAGGGAAGTCATGGTAGACCGCCCAGCGCCCAAGCTGGTTACCCAAAGACTTAGGCGTCTTGGTAACCGCGTCAATGATTTTTTGTGAGTAGGGCATAGGTTAGGGTGGGAAGTAGCGTGGCCAGTTCCTGCCAGAGGAAACGCTTTCGTGGGGATGTTGGGCCTTCTAACGAGGGAGGAATTCCCCCGCCCCACGCAAAACGACCGCTCCTGCTACCTCCCGAACTTTTTACTCGTCGTCCCAATCAGCCACGATGTCGGCCAGCTTGGATTTCTTGGCAGGCACTGCCGTCTCCTTGGCCGCAGGCTTGCGCACTTCAGGCTCGTCGTCTTCCGTTGCCACAGGGGCGGCGGCTTTCTTCTTGGCCTTGGGCGCTTCCTCCTCAACAGTCTCCTCGACTGCATCAGGGCGCTTGCCCTCCAGCATCATCGGCGCAGGCTTGGCACCATCGGCAGCGGCTGCGGTCATCATCACCGCACGCTGTGCCTCTACTGCCTGACCCTTGTCCTTGGCCGTGTCGTACTCGCTCTCCGTCAGCCAACGCTGCGGGGCAAACACCAGCTTGGGAGACTCAGCAGTGGTGTCGAACTTCATCCGGGTCACAACCATGTCGAGGTTGACCGGAGGAGTCTGCGTAGCTGCCCATCGTGCGTATGCTTGCAGCGGCAGCTTGTCGCCCTCACCCTTTCCGAAGATGGACGTGGCGGGCAGCGTGAGCTGCAGCACATCGCCTTCGGGGTTGTTGGCCAGCACCAGCGCCAGACGCTGCTGGTAGCGGCAAGCACGGCTGTTACCGTTGCCAGACCCTGCGATGTTCTGCGGGCACTTGGCGCAGTTGGAAGCCTGCGGTGCCTTGACCGACTTGTCCGGCGTCTCGCCGTCGTTGCTCCAGCAGTCCGGCGCTACCGCCGCTGCGTCCTTGTCGTACTTGCCAGCGTAGAAGATGCGGCTGACCTTGGGGGCAGCTTTAACAATGATTACGTCGAGGTGACGGTCCTCAATGTTTGCGACTTCTTTGCCGCCTGCGACCAAACGGAACACGCCACCCTTGATGGAGACGCGCTTAACGCTGGGGCCGGAGACGCCACCGGCCAAGGCCAGCGTGGTTTCAGACAGTTCTGCATTGGCTACGAACGAGGGTGCTTTGTTGGCATTGAAAAGTGTGATGTTGCTCATGGTAGTGCTTCAGTTGGTTGGTTTGCGTACCGAGATGTCGTACTCCGCGTGGGAGTTCAAACCGGGTGGTACGAGCCCCGGATTTTCTTCAAGGAACTGGCCCATGTTGCTCTGAGCAATGCGCTTCTCCAGCAAGTCCACCGCATCATGCTCAACCACGAACTTCTTGAAGGAGTCCCAGTCGAGCGTGTTGTAGCGGGTCTTGACGGAAAGCACCACGGTGCCTTGTGCTGTGCGAACAGATGTGACGCCCATCGTCTTCATCATGTCTTTCATCGCGTTCTTCAGCTCATCTTGCTGCGCCTTGAGGGCCTCGATCTTGGTGTCGTAGTCCTGTGTCAGCGCGGCAATCTCCGAGCGAATCTTGCGGTAAATCTTAGCCAGACGATCCAGCGGGATCGTTTCTGTTTCAGTCTCTGTCATTTGCTTCTCCAGATTATTTTGTCTAGGGTTGGACAGTGTACAGGTTTTTTGTTGGTGCGCAACTCCTTTATTCACTGATCACGTTGTTGAACATCTCGGTCAGAAGTGAGTGATCGTTCACCTTCTGCTCAAGGGCCTTGAACAGGCGCTTCTCCACTGGGCTGGACTGGATATGCACCACAGTCACCTTGTCGCTGGTCTGCCCCTTGCGGTCGGCACGGGCGCAGCACTGCGTGTATTGCTCAACGCTGAGCAGGGGGCCGTAGAACACAACCGTGTCAGCAGCAGTTAGGGTAATCCCGTGCGCCGATGCTTGGGGCTGCATCACCAGCACACGCGGGTCGGGGTCGCTTTGGAAGCGGTGGATGATCTGCGCTCGCTTGGTCGCTGTCACGCCGCCATGAATCTGCTCGTTGACGATGCCGCGCTTGGTCAGGTGACTGCTGATCGCCTCGATCACGCTCAGGTACAGCGCAAAGATGATGACCTTGCGGTCTGTCTCTTCCAGCACTTCCTCCAGTACCGACAAGCGGGGCGATGCATCGAACTCCACAACCTCTCTGTCGTCTGTGTACGCAGCACCGCAACTGATCTGCAGCAGCTTGTTCATGGCAGCGGCGGCATTGACCGCCGTGATGGTCTCCCCTGCGGCTTGCACAAGCATCTGCGTCTTGAGCTGGTTGTAGTACTTGGCCTGCTGCGGTGACATCTCCACCTCTCGGGTCATCGTGATGACCGGCGGCAAGTCCAGACACTCTGCCTTGGTGTACCTGATGGCTGGCTGCAATGCTTCAAATACATCGTCCTTGGCTGTGACCTTTGGTGCCCACTTGTACATGCTGATCTTGTTCATCACCTTGTCGCGCCACGCAGTGAAGAACTTGGGCACGCCCTCCGGGTTGACCAGCTTGGCCAAGCCGTACGCATCTGTAGGAGACTGCGAGGCCGGTGTGCCGGTCATCATCCACAGGTAGTTGTTGGGCGTCAGGATGGACGTCAGTGACTTCCAGCGCCGGGTGGTGTTGGTCTTGTACGCGTTGGCTTCGTCGACGATCACCAGATCAAAGCGGCCATCGGCCTTGATCTCGTCGGCAATCAGGTTGAGCCCCTCGTAGTTGCAGATCACGAACTCGTAGTCCTGCTGCAGCATCTCTATGCGCCGCGATGCTTTCGGATGGTGGGCAATGATTGCGCTGCGGTGGATGACGCTGTTGTTGATGTCGCCCATCCATGCGCTATGCATGATCGACAGAGGGCACAGGATGAGCACGCGGCGAACCTTGTTAAGCTTCATCAGATAGTCCGCAGCCCACAGCGCAGAGAGCGTCTTGCCTGTCCCCGGCTCGGAGAATACAAACGCACGGCGATGCATGGTGAGGAACGCAGCCGTCTCGATCTGATGCTGCATGGGCTTGTAGCGTCCCGGCCAGTCGTAGCGCTTGGTGATGGGCGATGGCACATCCTTGACGCCTAGGTTGCGCAGCACCCGCGCCTCGTCCAGACCCCAGTACACGGCCACCTCATACCCACCATCGACAGGGCGCACCTTGTGCTTGGGGATGATGCTGTACTTGTGTGGGTTGCGCGTCTTGAACAGCAGCGCCTTGTTCTCAATGATCTCCACTGCTTCTCCTTGGGTTTTATTTGTTGTCGCCTTGATTGGCGCTCTTGCTTCGCAGTCTCAAGTTACCCGGCGATGTCTTGCCGCCCTTGCGAAGCGGCACCTTGTGGTCGATGTCCTTGCCGCTGCGGTCAATGCCCTGCTTGTCGTAGAGCCTGCGAGCTTTCTGCCGCTCCAGTTGGTCAGTGGTCTCGCCGGTTTTCTTTTGCAGCTTGTAGGCGTGCTTGTAGTCACGCTTGCCGTTGACTTGGGTCATGATGTCCTCTCAATGCTTTGGGTTGAATTCGCAGTTGGTCACTTGGCACCAACCGCACAGGGGGGTTTGGGTAGGGTTCCAGATGTTGTTCTCAAAGCACGCCTCAAGCCGCGCTATACGCTCACGGTACTTCCACCAGAATGCGTCCTTCTGATCACGCGTCATCGACAGCTTGACCATGTCGTTCTTCACGATGAACAGCAACGCCGAGTTGACCTTGCGGATATGCGGGAAGTGTTCAAAGACCATGAGAGACATGAGCACAAGCTGATCGCGGTCTGGGTATTTGTTGTTGCCGGTCTTCCAGTCGCCCACCCATGCCGTCAGGTTCTCGTCGTCGATAATCAAGATGTCGGCAATACCCCGCACCCATACGTCAGAAGCCTTCCACTGCGTGGGCTTGAGGTCAATATTCAGCGCCATCTCGTACTCGGCCAGCTTGCGTCCCGGCTTTTGGATCATGGCGTCAGCTACATCTTTGAACTGGGCGTACTGCGGGGGAATCTCCTTGCCGTCCCGTATGTACAACTCCAGCGCTTCATGCACCTGATTGCCATATCGTGTTGCCTCTGTTTCCTGAAACGGGTAGTTCTTGAGCACCTTGACCTCGTGGTACCTGCGAGGGCAGCCCTCGTAGTCCTTGAGGGAGCTGTGCGACCAAGTTACTTTTGGCATTAAAACCTCGCTGTGTTGATTGCCTTGGCGAGACGGCTGGCAAAGCGAGACACAAACTTTTCGTTCCTGTACATGGTGCTGCCCATGTCATAGAGGATTGCGTGTGTCAGCTCATGCCAGAACGTATCACTTATCTCGTTCTTTGAATAGGGCTTGTTGGTTGTGTTGCTCTTGGTGGCAACCTCGATAGCGCCGGGACCGTAGTACACGCACCCCATCTGCGCCCGGCGCTGCATCGTCTCCACGATCTCCACTGAGTACCAGCGGTCACCGACTTTGATCTTTTTTGGTAGTTGCATCTGCTTCTCCTGTTAAATTGCTCTATCCCACGCGTCCACACTTCTGGCAACACTGTCGCCGCCGAACGTCACCTGCCCCTGTATCCAGCGCGGTTTGCGTTCCCGGTACTGAAAGAAGTGCTCAAGCTCTGGCACCTCCTGCCCCAGCTTGCGGGCATACAGCGCGGTGTAGTTGTTGTTCAGCTTCAGCCCATCTGCTTTGTTTGTCTCCAAGGCGTGCTCAAAGCGCAGCACCTCAAAGAGTGCTTTCATCCCGTAGTGATCGCGGCCCGTCTGCTTGATGGCCAGCGCCAAGTCTCGCAGCCGCCGATACACCCAAGGGTTTGCTGTGTGGAACTGTTCAAATTGCACTGCTATTCGATCTGTCATCTGCTTCTCCTGTTTATTTGTTTTGCATGTGCCGCAGGGTCTGGACCAGCAGCCGCGCTTCAGCCGCTATCTCAAACGCTTTCTCTTCTGCCGCTGGAAACTGCCGCTCAAGGCAGCAGTGGTGAATTTCCTTCGCAAGCTTTTCTATGTACATAAGACCTGCTGCGTAATCAATCAGTGCGTCGTCTTTCATCAGTTCTTCGCCAGTCCATATCTACGGTGAACACCACCGTCAGCGGCCAAGGGTATCCCCGGCAAGTAACTCGGCTCAAGCGTCATCTGCTGGAGCACCCACTCAAACCCCTCCTCGGCCTCACTGTCCGGTACGACAGCGATCTGCTCATCGTGAACAGTGCCAGCCACGAAGTACCTCTTGGATACCCGCAGCATTCCGTCAGTCATCACAACCCGCGCAGTGCCCTGCACCACGTTGTTCGTGATCTTCCCACCGTACAAGGGTGTGGCCTCCGGCCCATACACCCACCGCTTGGCACCCTTGTCATCCTTCTCTTGACGCAGATCGGGATACTTGATGCTCATGCCACTCGGCAGCACGATCTCTTCCTTGCGGAAGGTGATGCATTTATACACGAACTCCTCGCCCCCGGCAAGGCATCGCACCATCAGCTCCTCCATCATGCTCCAGAACGTCTTGACGGGCCATGCTGCAGCGCGGTACTTCTCAATGATGGCCTTGGCTGTCAGGCAGTGGATAAGCAGCTCCTCCTCGGTGCAGGTGTGGGGTATCTCCTGCATCCGCGCCACATGCTCGTCGTTGGTCAGGAAGGCTTGTATCTTGTCCGCCGTCACGCCCAGCTTTTTGGCGTCTTGCTTGGTGTAGCGCAGCGGTGGTGCGCCTAGGAACCCCACGAGGAGCTGCTGCGCGAAGCTTGCCCACCCTAGGCCGTAGCCCGCGCCGAGCAGCGCCGACTTGGCAGACTGCCTCTCCACTGGGTGGCTGTCCTTGGTCATGCCGGGGATGTTGAACATCTGCGCACCGAACTGGGCGTACGGGTCACCCTTGGCCCGGAAGATCGCCAGCAGCTCCTCGTAGTCAGCCAGCCACGCCAGCACACGCGGCTCGATCTGAGACAGGTCACCCACGGCCAACTGATACCCCTCCGGGGCCATGATGGCCTTGCGCAGGAAGCTGCCGCGCTTGAGGTTCTGCATGTTGATCGCACTGCCCTTGCTCGCCGTCCAGCGTCCCGTCGATGCACCGAAGTAACTGAGCGGCACAGGCAGGGTGCCACGCGATGCGATGCTGTAGAAGCGTTGGGCACGGGTGCGCTCGGTGGTGGACTTGACCTTGAGCCTTGCCTCGCACAGTGCCGCCACATCAGGGTTGTCTGAGTTGAGCAGCGCTTGGAAGAGGGCGTCGTTCTTGGCCAAGGCCAGTGCCGGTTTGCCGGTCGTCTTGCTCTTCTTCATCGGGGGCGTCACGCCCAGCGTCTTCAGCGACTGTGCAAATTGATCGTTCGATGCCAGCACCTTCTCATCGATCCCCAGCTTGGACAGCAGCCCCTCCCGATGCTCGCGCTCTTCCTCGATGGCATCGAGGAGCATGTTCTGATCCAGCTCCAACACCGGGCGGGTGTACATCTTGAGCGTCATGTCGATGAGGCGCAGCTCCTTGGCCGGGTAGCCAGAGACCAGTCGTGTGAAAATCTCCTCGCACAGATACACATCATGCGCACAGTACGCAGCGAGTTCCCGCTCGATGTCCGGGGTAAGTTCTGGGAGTCCATCAGTGGAGTGAACAGCTTTGCCCTTCTCCGGCAAAGAGAAGTCCGCTGCAAGCTTTGCCAAGGAATTTCCAACTTCCACACCGCGTAGAGCGCGTGCCATTGATAGTGTGTCGAAGATGAACGCGGGGTGTGCGTTGTATCTCCACCCCAAAATGGATACATCGAACTGTGCGTTGTGCGCAAGCACTGCGGTTCGTCCCCAATCGATTCCAGAAAAGAACTCAGGTAGGTCTGGTCCTCCAACCCAGCTAATAGGTTCGTCGCTTCCGTATAGATGTGTGCAAACTCCAAAGCAAGTGAATCTCTTGTCACGGATGTACTCCTCTGTCGTCATCTTTGAGAGCGTGTAGTTCTTGCTGCTCCATCTTGTCTCAAAGTCAATGGCCAGAATCTGATCGTATGGTTTTGCCAAGCTCATGCTCCTTGAATATTTGTGCGAAAGTCAGTATCTTGTCGCGCCAGCCTGCGTAGCTGTCGCGTGTTGCGTCGTAGTGGCTGGACAGCCCAACAGCAGCGGCCATCGCCAAAACTCGCATCTCTTCTTGAAATTCTTCTTCAGTCAATTGAAGTTCTCCTTAGGTGGTGCGTCTTCCATCACTGCGTAGTTGATGTACGTGTCTGCGGTTGACAGCAGCGCAGCGGCATCCATCTCTGTGGCGTTGATGGCGATGACCTTCATCG